AGTACGAGCGGCTGCACGGCATGCGGCTCGCCGAGAACGCGGAGTTGCGCCGCAAGGTGGAGGCGCTGCGGGAGGCTTTGAGGTTCTACGCCCAGCGCGAGCACTTCGCCCTGTCTGATGCGAACGCATGGGACACCGTGAGCGGAGAGCCGCAGAATTATTGGTGCGACGACGCCGGCACGGCCACAGTAGAAGACGGCGCGATTGCCCGCGCCGCCCTCGCGGCCTCGGAGCAGAAGGGGGGTGCGTGATGCGCGTCTACATCAGCGGCCCGATGACGGGCATCGCCGACCTCAACTTCCCGGCGTTCAACCTGGCCGCCGCGATGCTGCGTCAGAAGGGCGTGGAAGCTGTCAACCCGGCCGAAGTGAACCCCGACAGCGCGATGCCGTGGGAGCAGTGCATGCGGGCCGACATCAAGGCGCTGTGCGACTGCGACACGATCGCGCTCCTGCCCGGGTGGGAACGGTCGAGGGGCGCGCATCTCGAAGTGCACATCGCGCACCGGCTGGGCATGCGCGTGGTTGCTCTTGGTGATCTTGTGGCCGAACTGAGGCTAGCGGCCTCGGACCCGCAGCGCGGATCGGAGGCGCAGGGATGAGCCTCTTCCAGTGCGGCCACTGCGGGTGCTGCGAGAACACCGCCCTTGCCTGTCAAGGGTGCGACGGATACGCCGAAGACTTCTTCGACTGGGCCGGGTTCGAGGATCGCAAGGGCAAGAAGCTGTGCAGCGCCTGCGCTCCCACTCGCTACAAGCAAGGAGAGCCGTCCGGATTCGGTGTGTGGCACGGCCGGTTCCCTCGCACGTTCCTGCCAATGGGCGCCTTCCGCACCGCGCGTAACGGCAACCTTGAACACATCGGGACCGGCGATCAGGACTTCAGGAAGTTCGCCATTGCCATCTCGCAGCGCGGATCGGAGGCGCAGGGATGATCCGCTTCTGCATCCTCGGCGAGCCCGCCAGCAAGGCCAACAGCCGCGAGATCGGCGTGCTGAAGTTCCGCGACAAGGTCACCGGCGAGTCGAAGACCCGGCCCACGGTCCGCAAGAGCGACAAGGCGCTGAACTTCGAGGCCAGCGCGCTGCGGCAGATCCCGCCGGCAGCCCGGCAGCGCCTCGAGGGTCCGGTGCGCGTCACGCTGCGGATCTGGTACGCCAGCGAGCGGCCCGACCTGGACGAGTCGGTGGTGCTCGACGTGCTGCAGGACAGGTGGAAGCGGCCGAAGGACGGCGCCGAGCGCGTGCTGATCCAGCGCGGCGTCTACCGCAACGACCGGCAGGTGCGCGAGAAGCACATCTACCACGGCATCGACGCGGCCAACCCCCGCACGGAGGTCGAGGTCGAGCCGCTGCTGGCGCAGCAGCTGGGCCTGCTGCCCGAAGAGCCTGCGCCGCCCGAGATGGCCGTCGTGGCGCCGGTCAGGCCGCGCCGCGCATCGACGGTGGCCAGCATCTTCGCCAGCGGCCCGCAGCCGGCCGACCTGGAATCGCCGGCGAGCTTCTGATGACCGAGCTCTTCGACGCCCTGATGTTGCGCGACGCCGTGCGCCGCCTGGTGCCGATGCGCCACTCCCCGACCGCGATGCGCGCCGAGCGCATGCGCCTGGCCGCCGTGCTGGACATCGACCCCGAGCAGCTGCGCGCCGCGCTCGGCCGCCGGCTGGCCGAGATCGAGGACGAGGCCGCCGCCATCGCGGCGCTGCCGCGTGAGTACGACGTGCCGGCCGCGCCGGCGAAAGGAGACGCGTGAACGACGCCTACAACCACCACTTCCGCCGCTGCATCCCCTGGGCCTACGACGAATACATGCTGGTCGACGGCATGGAGGTCGTGTACTCGCGCAGGACACCCGACGACGGCGGGCCGGTGCAGCTGGTGGTGCACCTGCCCGGCGGCATCAATACCACGGTCGAGGCGCTGCGCGAGCAGGGCCGCACGGTGGTGATGCCCAGCAACATGCGGATGAAGCAGACCGTGGCCTGAAGGAGCCCCCTGTGATCGAGGCCCTCGCCCTGTTGGCAGCATTCTTCGCCGGCGCCGCGTTCGCGGACTGGTCTTGGCGGCGCATGCTCAAGCGCGGCAGCGATCGCAACCGGGTGCAGCGGTAGCCGGAGGCCCAAGCCATGGCCGCGGTCGGCAACATCGCGCACATCGACCTGTGGCAGATCGTCCAGGCCCAGCGCCAGCGGATTCTGGAGCTCGAGCGGCTAAAAGTACTTGAACATCAGCCGCGCCCACCGAAATACGGCATCCTGCTGCGTCCGCACGAGAGAGAAACGCTCAAAACGTGGGTCGCGCAGAAAAGTATGTCAACAGCGCGCAAGCAGCGCGCGCGCATCCTCCTGCTGGCCGACGAGGGCGAGACCAACGTGGCGATCGCCGCGCGACTGGGCGTGGCACGCAACACCGTGCTGCACTGGCGGGCGCGCTTCGCCCGCCGCGGGCTGGCCGGCCTCGAGCCGCTGCCCAAGCCCGGCCGGCCGCGCGCCGAGGAGCGCGCCATTCGTGCGCTGCCGGCGGCGATCGAGACCGCTGCCGCCCTGGTGGCCAACCACAAGCAGCAGGCCAGCCGCGCCGACCCGCACCGCAAGCCCAGGCCGCGCAGCGCGAACCTGGCGGCGCTGGCCAAGCTGGTGCCGCCCGGCCGCCCGGCATGCTTCGACACCGATGCGGTCTGGCAAGACTTCATCCAGCACGCCGCGGCGAGCGGCCGCCGCGCGCACGCCGACGGGCCGGTGATCTGGCTCCAGGGCGCGCCGGTGCTGAACCGTGACTTCAGCTACTGCGAGGACTGCACCGCGGCACGGCAGGCGCGGATGCAGGGCGAGAATCGTTGCCTGCCCAACTTCCTGAAGGGTGAGACATGACCTACCACGTGAAGGACCTCGAGGCCGGGCCGCTGCTCGACCAGGCCGTCGGTGACGCAGGGGCCGCCGCGGTGAGCCCGGAGATGCTGCAGCGGCTGGCGCGCGAGGCCGGGTTCTATCTTGGCTCCGGCGAGTCGCACGAAGGGTACGAGCCACAGCTGGCTCGCTTCGCTCAGCTGGTGCTCCAGGAAGCCGCGAAGCTCAGGCTCCAACTGGACGTTGCGCTCCTGAACTCGGAGCAAGCGGCACAGCACTTCTTCGCCACGATCCGGGCGCAGATCAAGCCATGACCACCCGCCGCAGCTTCCTCGGCTCGATCCTGGCGCTGGGCGCGGCGCCGGCAATCGTGCGCGCCGACGCGCTGATGCGGGTCGTTCCGGTGGGTACCACGGTGCTGAACGCCGCCGACGTGACGTTTGGCGCCGTGGACTTCGACCGCGACACGATCAAGGCCGTGCTGGTGTACCGCGACGATGGCCTGAAGCGCGTGATCTACGGCGACGGCCTGAAGCTGGTCAACTGTGACCTACGGTCCACCATCATCGTCCCGGCCGCCGCTCGAAGGTTGCTCTTCGAGGCCTGACCGCAACCATCCCGGTTGCACGGGGCGCGCGCTGCACTGACAGTGCGCGCCCGTGGCAGCACCCAGCAAAGTCGACTACGAACGCATCGAGCCCGCATGGCGAGCCGGTGTGAAGAGCCCTGAGCAGCTCGCGGCCGAGTACACCGCCGAGACCGGGATCAGCGTCTCCAGGCAGGCCATCCAGAAGTACTTCAAGTCGCGCGGCATCCCCCGCGACCTGACCGCCCAGGTGCGGGCCAAGGCCGACGCCATGGTCCTCGAGGCCGGCGTGACGGGCAAGGTGCAGTCCAAGGATCTGCCGCCGGCCACCGCGGTGGTGGTCGAGCAGGCCGCACTGGACTCCGCTGCGATCCAGCTGGCGCACCGGGTCGACATCAAGCGCGGGCGCGAGGTGGTGGCGCAGCTGCAGGCCGACCTCGAGACGATCGCCGGCCACCAGGACGCCGCCGAAGTGCTGGCCGAGGCCGCCAAGATGCGCGACGACGACACCGAGAGCTCGCGCCAGGCGCGCGTGGCCGCCGTCGCCGAGTCGGTGATCAAGAGCGTGAACGCCCGGGCCAACATCAGCGCACGGCTGATCGAGACCATGAAGGTCCTCATCCCGCTCGAGCGCCAGGCCTGGAAGATCGACACCGGCGGCACGCCGCCACCGCCGCCATCTGCTGCTGAGAGCCAGTCCGCCGAGGAAGCCTACAAGCGCATGCTCGGGAGTGTCTGATGGCCCTGTGGCTGCCGGAAGGGTTCGATTGGCGCAACCCGGACTACACGCCGGTGTACCTGCGCCGATCCGAGGCCCTGATGCGGATTCGCCAGGGCGAGGTCGACCTGAAGGCCCTGAAGCAGTACTACGCTGAGGACCGACCGGCGCAGTTCATCCACGACTGGGGGATGACGTTCGACCCGCGCAACGCCGAGCGCAAGCTGCCGACGACTGTGCCATTCCTGCTGTTCGAGAGGCAAGAGCAGTTCCTGACCTGGCTGAAGGACCGCTGGCGCGGACGCGAGGACGGGCTGGCCGAGAAGAGCCGCGACATGGGCATGAGCTGGCTGTGCGTCGGCTTCGCCGCCTGGATGCTGCTGTTCCAGCCCGGCACGGTCACGGGCTTCGGCTCGCGCAAGGAAGAGTACGTCGACGACCTGAACGACCCGAAGAGCCTGTTCTGGAAGGTGCGCAACTTCCTGGCGCTGCTGCCCGAGGAGTTCCTGCCCTGGGGGTGGAACCCGAAGAAGGATGCGCCGTTCATGTCGATCGTGAACCGCGAGAACGGCGCCTCGATCGTCGGCGAGGCCGGCGACAACATCGGCCGCGGCAATCGCACCTCCATCTACTTCAAGGACGAATCGGCCTTCTACGAGCGCCCGCAGAGCATCGACGCGGCGCTGAGCCAGACATCGAACTGCAAGATCGACGTGAGCACGCCGAACGGGGAGGGGAATCCCTTCGCCATGAAGCGCCGCTCCGGCAAGCTGCCGGTGTTCACCTTTCACTGGAAGCAGGACCCGCGGAAGGATCAAGCCTGGTACGACAAGCAGGTGCGCGACCTGGACCCGGTGGTCCTCGCGCAGGAGGTCGAGATCAGCTACTCGGCGTCCGTGGCCAACGCCTACATCCCGGCGGCGTTCGTGATCGCGGCGCAGGCCGTTGGGCCGGCGGATGTTCAGGCTTCCGGGCCCGTGCGCCTGGGCGTCGACGTCGCGCGCTTCGGCGACGACAAGACGGTGCTGACGCCTCGAGATGACCGCATCGTCTACCCGCAGGAGTCGTGGGGCAAGACCGACACGATGCAGACCGCCGGCCGCGTCAAGGACTACGTGCTGACGTGGAACCTGGCCAACCGCGGCAGGCCCATCAAGCAGATCTCCGTTGACACCATCGGCATCGGGTCCGGGGTGTACGACCGACTGCGCGAACTGCCAGAGCTCGCCGGCATCCAGATCGTTCCGGTGAACAGCTCGCTGCTGATGGACGACGGCAAGAACTACAACATGCGTGCATTCATGTGGCGCGAGGGCCGGGAGTGGCTGAACCCGCAGAACGGCCCCAAGAGCCTGCCGAACGACCCCGAGTTGCAGATCGACCTGACGGCGCTGCGCTACGGCTACCGAAACAGCCTGCTGCTGATCGAGAGCAAGGACGACGCGAAGAAGCGCGGCATCAAGAGCCCTGACCGCGCCGACTCGTACATGCTGACCTTCGCCTATCCCGTGGTCGAGGTGAACAGCTACACAGAAGCACAAGCCCCCGATTGGAGAACCTGATGGCCGAGCAGATCGTCGCCCCCAGCCACGTCGCACCGAAGAAGCCGGCCCAGTCGGAGGCTGGCGACCTGTCCATGAGCCGCGAGGAGTACGCGGAACTCATCTTCGAGATCGACAACCAGCCGCTGCGCTGGAGGTCGATCGCGGACAAGGAGTGCGACTACGCCGACGGCAACCAGCTCGACAGCGAGTTGCTCAAGGCGCAGCAGGCGCTCGGCATCCCGCCGGCGATGGAGAACCTGATCGGCCCGGCGATGGAGGCCATCCAGGGCTACGAAGTGTCCACGCGCACCGACTGGCGCGTGACGCCCAGCGGTCAGCCCGAGGGCCGCGACGTGGCCGAGGCCATCAGCTTCCGGCTGAACCAGGCCGAGCGCACCTCGAAGGCCGACCGCGCCTGCTCGGAGGCCTTCAGGACGCAGATCGCCGTGGGCATCGGCTGGGTCGAGGCCATGCGCGGCAGCGACCCGTTCGGGCCGGCGTACCAGTGCGCGGTCGTGCACCGCAACGAGATCCACTGGGACATGAGCAGCGGGTCGACCGACCCGAGTGTGTGGCGCTGGCTGCGCCGGCAGCGCTGGCTGCGGCCGGAGCGGCTGAAGCAGTTCTTCCCGGACTCGGCGGACCTGCTCGAGCAGTACGCCTGCGCCGGGGCTACGTGGTGGGCCGATGGCACGTTCGAACAGTTCGGCGGGCTGTCCACCTCGCTGCGCAACTCCTGGGACGAGGCGCGAGAGTCCACGATCCAGGAGAGCCGCTTCTACAACCCCGCGACGAAGGAGGTGTGCCTGGCCGAGGTCTGGTACCGGCGCTGGGTGCAGGTCGGCATCATCGAGACGCCGGACGGCCGCAAGGTCGAGTACGACGGGAACAACCGGGCGCACACACTGGCGCTGGCGCAGGGCCTGGCCAAGTACACGCGCGCCGTGGTGCCGCGCGTCCGGCGCGCGTACTGGCTGGGCCCGCACTGCCTGAGCGACGAGCCGACGCCCTACACGCACCGGCACTTCCCCTACGTGCCGTTCTTCGGGTTCATGGAGGACTCCACCAAGGTGCCGTTCGGCTTCGTGCGATCGCTGATCTTCCAGCAGGACACGCTGAATTCCGGCACCGCCAAGCTGCGCTGGGGCATGTCGGCGTTCCGCACCGAGCGCACCAAGAATGCGGTGGCGATGTCCGATGCGGTGTTCCGGCGCACCGTCGGCCGTCTGGACGCCGACATCGTGCTCGACCCGGTGGAGATGGCCAAGCCGGGCGCCCGCTTCGAGGTGAAGCGCGACTTCGAGCTGACGCAGCACCAGCTGCAGATGCTCGACAACGCCCGCATGGCGATCCAGCGCGCCGCACCGGCGGCTGCCGCCGCGTTCTCCGGCCGGCCCGGCACCGCGCGCAGCGGTGTGCAGGAAGAGACCCAGGTGGAGCAGGCCAACCAGGGGCTCGCCTGGATGATGCAGCAGTTCCGCGACGCCCGGACCATGCTGGGCGAGCTGCTGATGGCCATGATCGTCGAGGACATGGGCTCCGAGCAGCATGTCGTCGTGATCGAGGGCGACGCGGTAACGCCGGATCGGGAGGTGGTGATCAACAAGCCAGAGCGCGACGCGGCCGGGTACGCCTACCTGTCCAACGACCTGCAGCGCACGCAGCTGATGGTGGTGCTGGACGACGTGCCCAGCAGCAAGGGCTTCCGCGCGCAGCAGTTGAATGCCATGACCGAGGCGGTGAAGAGCCTGCCGCAGAAGTACCAGGCGGCCGCGCTGCCGTTCATGGTCAGTCTGATGGACACGCCCTTCAAGCGCGAGCTGATCGAAGCCATCCGCGCGGCTGATGGGCAGCAGGACCCGATGGTCGAGCTCAAGGCCCGCGAGCTCGACATCAAGGAGCGCGAGAGCGACGCCCGCATCAAGCAGCTGATCGCCCAGGCGGTGCAGACCGGCGTCGAGGCGGCTTTCTCGGCGATGCAGGCCGGCGCCCAGGTGGTCATGAACCCGATGATCGCGCCGGCCGCGGACGCGATCATGAAGGCCTCCGGCTACCAGACGCCGGTGCCCGCAGGGGTAGACCCCAACCTCGTGGGCCCGGATGGAGCCTTGCCAGCGGCCGCGGCAGCCGTGCCGGCGCTACCGGCAGCCCCGGCCGGCCAGCCGCCGCAGGGCGACATCGCTGCGGTGCGGCGCAACACCAGCCCGGCGTTCCCGCCCGTTCCGCAGGACCCCGGGCAGGGCCTGGGCGGCGTCGAGACCCCCTCGCTCGAGGACAACTTGCCGAGCTGAACGCTGGCGCGCGTGCGCGGTTGCTAGCCCGTCACCCGGGTCGCAGAGTCCCGCCCCAAGCCCGCAAGAGCGGGTGAGGCATGACCCCTGCGGCCACGGCGATATGTGGCGGGAGATGCAACCTTGACCACACAGACCATCGACCAGTTCTTCAGCACGACCGAGATCACCGGCGGCGCATTGACGCCGGAGCAGGCTGCGCAGGTTCTCGACCTGGCGCAAGAGGGCGAAACCGCGCCTCGCGCGGATCTGGCTGGCGCGCCCGCGCCGGCGCCTGTCGAAACGGCCACTGAAGCGACGGGCGAACCGAAACCCGATCCCGAGCCCAAGGACGACGAGCCGGCCATCCTCGCCAAGGATGGCAAGCACCTGATCCCGTACGAGAAGCTGGCCGAAGCACGCGACAGCGCGCAGAGGGCGGCACTCGAGCGAGACCAGGCGCTGCAGCGCGCGGCGGAACTGGAGGCTCTACTCGACGCTGCCAAGCAGCCGCCGAAGGAACAACCGGCACCGCCGGTCGACCTGAATGCGCTGCGGCGCGAGCACTACAACGCCACTCTCGACGGCGACGAAGAGAAGGTCGTGGAGCTCGCCGGGAAGATCGACGCCGAAGTCGCTCGCATCGCCGAAGAAAAGGCGTACGCGCGATTGACGGCCGAGAAGGAGGCCGCCGATGCGAAGGCCGCTGAAGCCGCGGCTGCCGCGGAAAAGGCGGCGCTGGACAGGGCTGCCGCCGAGGCGATCGCCAAGTACCCGGTGCTGGATCACACCAGCGACAAGGCCGACGAGGAAGCGATCGGGTTCGTTCGATCCAAGATCAGCGCGCTCATGGCCAAGGGCGAGCCCGCCGACAAGGCGCTCACCCAGGCCGTGGAGCGAGCCGCGCAGCTGTACGGATGGTCCGACGGTCAACCCGCCCCGACGCGCGACGCGAAGGCGGCGGCAGCAGCAGCCATTGCCGCGGCGAAGTCGCCGGCACCCGCAAGCCTGTCCGCCATCCCCGGCGGCAAGCCCGGCGGTCTGTCGGCGCTCGAGCAGCTGGCTGGGAAAGCCACTGGCCCCGAGATGCTGGAGGTCATGTCCGACATGACGCCCGAGCAGATCGAGTCCTACCTGAACCGCTCCATCTGATCTGAGGAACCACCATGCCCGCATCCGCTACCACGCACGCCAACTACGGCGACACGACGAACATGATCCAGCAGGCCGTCGGCCTGTTCGCTGCGCACATGCAGCGCAACTCGATGATGGCCCGCATGACCGGCCCGATGCCCAAGGGCACCGCCGGCGCCAGCGCGACGCTGCGCAAGCAGACCACGCAGCACATGCCGATCGTCACCTGCCAGGACCTGAGCAAGGGCGACGGCGACGAGATCACCTTCCACCTGCTCAACCCGATGAAGGCCAAGCCCATCATGGGCAGCGCCTGGGCCGAGGGCCGCGGCACGGCCATGTCGCTGTCGCAGGACAAGCTGCGCGTGAACCAGGCCCGCTTCCCGGTGAGCCTGGGCGACAGCATGACGGACATCCGCAGCCCCGCGGACTTCCGTGCGCTGGGCCGGCCGGCAGCGCAGAACCTCATGGACCGCTACGTCGACCAGAGCCTGCTGGTGCACATGGCCGGCGCGCGCGGGTTCCAGGAGAACATGGAGTGGGTCATCCCCACCACCGCCGACGCCGACTTTGCCAAGATCATGGTGAACACGGTGAAGGCGCCGACGAAGAATCGGCACTTCCTGGCCGACGCGACCGACGGCGTCAAGGCGTTCGCGCTCTCCAGCTCGGACGTCGATCTGGGCACCACCGACCTGCTGACCATCGACACCGTCGATGCCATGCGGTCGGTGATGGACTCCATGCCGCTGCCGCCCCCGCCCATCCAGGTGCCCGGCGATATGGCCGCCGAGGACTCGCCACTGCGGCTGTGGCTCATGTCGCCGACGCAGTACGACAGCTTCGCCGCGAGCTCTACCTACCGCACCTACCAGGCCAACGCCCTGGCGCGCGCCGCGATGGCCAAGCAGCACCCGCTCTTCCTGGGTCCCGACACGGCGCTGTGGAACGGCTTCCTCATCAAGAAGATGCCGCGCCCGATCCGGTTCTACACCGGCAACGTCGTCAAGTATTGCGCCTCGGCGACCTCCGAGACCGAGTCGGACGCCACCGTCGCCTCGGCGCTGACCCTGGGCACCTACGCGGTCGACCGCTCCCTGATCCTGGGCGGCCAAGCCGTGGCCCAGGCGCTGGCGGCGGCCCGGATGTCGGGCGTGCCGTTCTTCTGGAGCGAGAAGGAGCTCGACCACGGCGACAAGGTCGAGCTGCTGATCGGCGCGATCCGCGGCGTTTCCAAGATCCGCTTCGCGGTGAAGCAGGACGACGTCGACACGATCACCGACTACGGGGTGATCGCGGTCGATTCGACCGTCAAGACGCCGGGCGGCGTGCTGTAACCGCGGCGCGCACCTCCAACCTCACCTGAAGGAACACCACCATGGCCACCATCACCAAGAAGACCGCGTACGACCGCCATCTCACCGGCGCACCGTACGGCGACGTGCTCATGCTGCCCTACCGCATGGAGACCACCTCCGGCGGTGTGCTGGTCGGCGGCGACTCTGCCAGTGCCATCGGCAACGGCGATGTCGTCCGCCTGGGCAAGCTGCCGGCTGGCACGAAGCTGCTCGACTGCGTCGTCACCATCAGCGACGCCTTCACCGGCTCGAGCACCTACAAGCTCGGCTTCGCCTACTGCGACGGCGTGGACAGCACGGCGGTGCCCCAGGACGACGACTACTTCGTCGCTGCTGCCACCGCGCTGTCGGCGACGGCGGTGCAGCGCAAGGCCACGGTCACCGCTCCGGTGACGCTGCCGAAGGACGCCTACTTGATCCTGACCAACGCCGGTGCGGCGCAGGCTGCGGTGGGCATCGCGGACTTCCTGATCTTCGCCCAGGCGGTCGGCATCGAGGCCTGAGTCCCGCCTCCTTGATCGGGGCGGCTCGGACCCATTCGAGTCGCCCCGCCTTCTTCCACGAGAGCACAAGGCGCAATCCACGTGGCCAACATGATCCCCGTCAAGTACATCGGGCCGGATGCGTTCTGGCACGGCCTGCTGTACGACACGCGCCTGCGCTTCGACCGCGGGCAAACGCTGCAGCTGCCCGAGGCCCTGGCGCTGCGGTTCCTGACCCACCAGGACACCTTCGCTCTCGGCGAGGGGGCGGCCGAGCCGCAGACGCCCCAGGACGCCACGAACGCGGCGCTGGCCGAGGCCGAGAAGGCGAAGCTCGAGGAAGACGCGAAGCGCGCCGAGGTGTTCGCGCTGTTCGACCAGATCGACCTGATGGACAAGGCGGCGCTGGCCACCTTCAGCCAGAAGTACGGGCAGGCGCTGGACAAGCGCAAGGGCCTGGACGCGCTGCGCGCCGAGGTGAAGGGCTTCGTCGACCGCTTCGGGGCGCTCTGATCCCATGAACGCCGAAGCCCTCGTCGCAGCGTACCGAGTGGCCGCGGAGGACACCGAGCGGCCCTACCTCGTCAGCGACGACCAGGCGCTGGAGTGGCTGAGCGAGGGCGAGAGCGAGGCGGCCGTGCGCATGCGGCTGCTGCACGAGAGCGCCGACGCCGCGGTGTGCGAGGTGGACGTCGCCGCAGGCACGGCCACCTACGACCTGCACGAGAGCCTGTACGAGCTGACGCACGTCGCCTTCCGCCTGGACGGCGCCACGGAGCGCACGAGCGTGCGGCTGGTGTCCACCGAATGGCTCGACAAGAACGTCCCGTGCTGGCGCGATGAGACCGACACGCCGCTGTACGCGGTGCAGGGCGAGACCTCCATCCGCCTCGTGCCCAAGCCGAACGCCAACGGCACGCTGCTCCTCGAGGGCTACCGGCTGCCGCTGGCGCCGATGACCGACGGCGAGCACCTGCCCGAGATCCACAAGGCCCACCACCGCCACCTCGTGGACTGGGCGCTGTACCGCACGTGGAGCGTGCCCGATTCGGAGTTGCAGGCCGAGGACAAGGCCGCGGCCGCGCTCGCCCGGTTCACCGCGTACTTCGGCAATCGGCCGGACGCGGATCTTCGGCGCATGACGCGCGAAGACGTCGAGCACCACAACGTGGCGCACCTGGTGTGACCCCGACCTTCAACCATTCCTAGGAGCCACGCATGGCCAACGCACTCTACGCCAAGGGCAAGGAGAAGATCCTCTCCGGCGCCATCGACCTGACCACGGCCACGATCAAGGCCGCACTGCTGTCGTCCGCCTACACGGCGAACCTGTCCACAGACGAGTTCTGGAGCGGCATCAGCGCCAACGTGCTGAACACGCCGCAGACGCTGGGCTCCAAGAGCGTCACCGCTGGCGTCTTCGACGCGGCCGACGTGACCTTCACCGCGGTGACCAGCGGCAGCACGGCCAAGGCCATTGTGATCTACAAGGACACGGGCACGGCCAGCACCAGCCCGCTGATCGCGTACATCGACACGATCACCGGGTTCCCGCTGGCCACCAACGGGGGCGACATCACGATCACGTGGGACAACGGCTCCTACAAGATCTTCTCGCTCTGATCGGGGCGGCGCCTGCGGGCGCCGACTGAGGTCATGACGACGCTGTTCGCCAAGCTGACCCGCACGGGGGGCGGCTATCTCTACCTGGACGCCGTGGCGCCCGGGCCGAGCGGCGGCGCGTACGCGGTTGGAAACGACGGCGCCGGCACGGTTGTCGTCGCGCGGCTGAACAGCGACGGCTCGCGCAACTGGGCGAAGGACATCACGATCCCGACGCTGACGCCGGTGCTGTGCGCCGCGGCCAGCTCGTCGAATCGACTGGCGATCGCCGCGTGCACCGGCGACACGACCTCGGCCACAACCTGCGTCCTGATGCTCGACGACACGGGCTCCCTCGTGTGGGAGAGCGTGCTGACCAACTTTGCGGCGGTGTTCACCGAGGGCGTGCTGGTCGGGTCGGACAACTCGGTCTATGTGTGCGGCACCTACGACGGGCCGCTGGGCAGCGGCCAGTACGACGCGGTTCTGTTGAAGCTCAACCCCACCACGGGAGCCATCTCGTGGCAAGTGGGGCTCTCGGAAACCAGCACGACCGGGTTCGACGACGGCCTCGAGCGCTTCGGTTCCATGTGCCAGATGTCGGGTGGCGACATCGTGATGGCGCTGTGGGGCCCAGGCGCAACGGCCGACGCGCACGGCCACGTGCAGCGCCTGTCCTCTTCCGACGGCTCGGTGGTCTGGACGAGGAAGATCAACTTCGGCAGCGGCGCGGCCGCTGGCCTGTACCCGTCGAACCTGCACATCGGCATCGACGGGTCGGACAACGTCTACTGCGTCGGCCACAGCCACGACTTCGGCAGCGGCCTCGAGTACCCGCTGGTGAAACTGGCCTCCGACGGCTCGACGACCTGGGCCAGAAACGTGCGCAAGGGCACGGGCACGCCGGTATTCGATCCATGCTGGGGCGCCCTGACCGCGGACGCCAGCGGCGTGCAGATCGCCGGCAACATGCTGTCCGGCAAGTACGGTCACCTCCAGGTGGCCGCGGCCGGCACCGTGGCCTCGGCCAGCGTGGCGCTGACCCAGTACACGCCCGTGAACTACACGAGCAACGTGGTGCGTGCCGGGCAGATCGGCTCCTCGGTGCTGTTCGGCTTCGCGGACACCGCAGACTTCACCGACTACGACTTCTACATCGTGATGTCCCCGGCTGGCGCCGGCGACGATGGCACGTACGGCACGACGCCGCGCGCCACGATCAACTACGACCTGGTCGCCGGCACGGCCACGGTGTCGACGCCCGGCTCGTGGACTCGGCCATCGGCGCCTTCGCTGTCGCTGGCCTCGGACCTGGGCGCCAGCGTCGGCGCCGGCACGCTGAACAGCTCCGTGGTGCCGCCGGCGCGCACCTGCGCGGCCTCGTCACTGGGCCCGGTGGCCCAGTTCGGCCAGGATGCCTACGTCCGCGGCTACACGACCTCCGGCGGCCCGTTCGCGGTCATCGGTGCAAACATCATCGTCAGCCGCTCGTTCCCCGGAGTGGGGATCGCCGCGCCGTCCACGGCCTTCGGCACCGCGGTGGCCACGCGTCAGCAGCGCGCCAGCTCGCTCGGGCCCACGGCCAACTTCGGCACGCCGGCCTACCAGCCCAACACCACGCGCGCGGCCGACAGCCTGGGCATCGTGCTGGCCGGCATCGGCACGCCGTTCGCCACCCTGGGCATCGCGCCCGAGCCTGGGCACCGCGCCTCGAGCACCGGCCCGACCTCGCGCGTGGGAACACCCACCGCGCGCAACGTGCTGGCAGTGCAGGCCTCCGGCTCCCTGTTCACCGTGTTCGGCACCGCCTCGGCGCGCCTGTCGCAGGTCGCCACCGGGCTGGCGCCGGGCGTGCAGTTCGGCACCGCCAAGGTGACGCTGACCCGGCGCGCGAGCGGCTTCCAGGCCACGCAGGTGGGCACGCCGAGCATCGTGCTGTACGGCTTCCCCGCGGGCTTCCAGCGCACGCAGCTGGGCACGCCGACCGCGCGCGCGCCGCGGGTGTGCCAGGCCTCGGGGTTCATGTCCACCAACATGGGTGTGCCGTCGGCCGGGTCCTGGGTGCTGCACGCGCGCAGCGCCTACTTCCGCACCAAGTTCGGCTTGCCGCAGGCTGAGAGGACCGCGCCGCCGTGATCACCTACAAGCAGTTCCTCGGCATCAACAATGTCGACGACCCGACGCGCCTGAAGCCCGGCGAGATGCTGGTGGCGTCGAACGTGGACATCGCCGGCACGCTGCTGAGCCGGCGCGGCCGGTTCCAGCGCACGGCCGGCGCCGCGCACTCGCTGTACGAGGCGCCATTCGGGCTGCTGGCGGTGGTCGACAACGACCTGCTGCTGCTGGACGCCGAGGGCGACGAGGTGCGCACGGTCTACGAGACCATCGGCTACACGCGGGTCTGGTACGCCGACCTGCCGGACGGCCGCGTGGCGTTCAGCAACGGCCTCATCAGCGGGCTGTGCACGGCCACCGAGACGACCCCATGGGGCCTGCCGGTGCCGCCGGATCCGGGCGTTGGGATCCCTGGCGACACGCCCTACATGATCACCTACCAGCGATCGAGCGACGGCCGCGAGAGCGCGCCGACGTACGGCACTGTGTCGATCGACACCACGCAAGCCATCATCGGGCTGCCGGCGCTGGCCGGGCACGTGATCAACGTCTACCTCGCGCCGTACGGTGAGGCGATGTTCCTGGCGGGCTCGACCGCCACCGACACATGGACGCCGACCGGCGACGCGCTGGGCCCGCAGTTCGTCGGCGGCGTGGTCGACGTGCCGCCGGTGGGCACCATCCTCGCGGCCTGGCACGGCCGCATGCTGATCGCCGACGGCACCACGCTTTGGGCGACCCGACCGCACCAGCCGGACTTGTGCGATCGCACGCGCGACTTCGTGCAGCTCGAGTACCCGATCACGCTGCTCTACGGAACAGGCGCAGGGCTGTTCGTGGGCACCACCCAGGCGTTGCACTTCCTGGCCGGCGGCGACATCGGCGCCGGGTTGCAGTTCCGCACCGTCACGCCAGGCCCGGTGACCAAGGGCTCCGCAGTGGAGATCGACACGAGCTACCTGCCGACGAACCTCCGCAGCGGCCGCGGCGCGCTGGCCATCGTCGACGGCGTGCTGACGCTGCTGACCGGAGAAGGGCAGGCCATCCCGCTGACCGCCAACCGCTACCAGCGCGAGCTTGACGAGGTCTGGGCGACAACGAGGCTGCGGGACGGCACGCTCCAGTACCTCGCGTCGCCCGCATGAGGGACACCTACTTCCTCGATCGGGAGGGCAACCCACTCGGCGGCAAGATCCCGCTGCAGGTGTACACGCACGGTGGCGGCGACGCCGAGGCGGTGCGCGCCGAGGCCAACGGCCTGCTCAATGCGTTCCTCGAGAACGTGCGCCAGAGCATCGCGCCCAACCACAAGCGCACCTTCGATCTGCCGGGCGGCGGCTCGATGACGATCACCAGCTTGTGGGGGCACGTCAAGGTCGACCTGTTCGTGCCGCCGACCGAGGACGAGGGCGGCCCGTTCTACGGCGGCATCCTGATCAACCCGCACGTCATCACCGGCGATGAGGGCGCCTACCTGTCGCTGGCGGGCAACCCGACACCCTGGCAGGTGCCGGACGCGGTCAAGAGCGCTGGCGCTGCGCCTGGTCGCCCGGCGGTGCCCGGCACCGGCGAGGCCTCCACCGAGTGGCTGGTGGTGCAGATCGCGCGGGACCTGCCGCTCACCGGCAACCCGCTGGCTTCCGGCGCGGTGCGCATGTTCCGCATCGCCAACCCGCTGTTCGGGGTGTTCTGCGAGGTGGCCGAGCCCGGGCGCTACGCGGTCTCCACGATCGACGGCTCGGCGTTCTTCCTGTGCGGGCAGCAGCTCGACCACGTGCCGCCGATGCCGGCGCTGCCGTCGCTGGGCCGCTCGAGCGAGGCCGGCGGCGGCCCGTCGCCATCGCGCATCCGCACCGTGGGCATGCAGCCGGCCAGCTTCGTCGACGCGCACGCGGCCGAGGGCATCATCATCTTCGCGCTGGTGAACCAGCTGTGGGCGCTGAACACGCGCGAGCGCACGCCCAGCACGCCGGCGCCGTGGCGGCTGCTGGCCGAGGTGGCGATGCCGCGCACCTACCCAGGCGATTACTTGCCCAACGAGTTCGGCGCGGTGTTCACCGTGAGCGTGGGCGCTTCCACCACGATCACGTGCAGCGGCACCAACGGCGTCGGGGCGTGCAGCGGGTTCACCGTGACCATCACGCCGGCCGATGTGGCACCTGTGCTCTCTGGCACGCTGACGCTGGTCGATAGCGGGTTCCGAGCCTCCGTGCCGTACGAGCAAGTGGCCAACTTCACCGGCTCGTACTCAAGGCCATCGCCGGACATCGTGGTCGACTCCTGGGACATGGGGCTGCCAGCGATCGACGTCATGAACTACACGTCGACGCTCCAGACGCACGCCGGGCTGTCCGCGCTTCGCTACGTGGCGTACAAGGCGCTGGGCATGCGGGAGACGCATACGCTGACGGTGGCGGTGGTGGGGCCGACGCCGGCGGTGGTGCCGGACACGTTGCTGGGCGGATGGCTGCCTCGCCGCAGCGAGGTCTATCAGCGCACTTTCTACGAGTTTGGGCAGACGCTGTGCGACTTCTCCGGGTTGCCGTTCAGGCTCAAGGGCGCGCTGAAGGACAACGTCGTCAAGACCTATCGGAACGGCGACGGCCCGCCGATCGAGACGACCCTGCCAGACGGTCAACATGTTGGCCAGGCCTACTTGGACTACTGGGTCAATGTGACCTACACGCCGGATGTCAACGGCATTCTCAGCAGCCCAGCGACAGGCGATCCGATGTGGCTGTCGCCGGTCGAGTTCGTGTCGTTCTACGTGGACGCCTACGCCGAGTGGACCGTGCTGGAGTGCGGCAACCCCAGCACGCCCAACACCTTTCGGCAGAGCGTGGCCGGCGAATACAACCCCGACGGAACGCCGGGGCTTCCGTGGACTGAGCGGGTGATGGGTGTGCTGTACGTGAACACCAAGGAGGTCAACGATCGGGTGTTCCAGTGGGTGCAGACCAACTCGGCGACGCCGACGTCGAGCCTGACCTACTACGTCGAGCGCCGCGAGGGCCCGCACTTCGCCCAGCCGCGTTACCTGGATGAACGCGACTTCGACAACCCCCGCGCGTTCCCTGGCATCAACCCGTTCGATGAGACCGAGCCGCTGTCGTTCTACACGCCGACGGACCTGCCTGCGCACGCGCCCGCGCCGCCGTACCCGGGCATCACGATCAACTACAACCCCGGGACGACGGATGAGGAGCTGCAGCACTGGTTTCCGTTCTGGAGCACATACGACCTCGTGGTCGACAGCGGCGGGACACCCATTGGCGGCGGCGTTGTCGCCAACTTCGAGGGCGAGTTGATCTGTCGCTACCCCAAGCGAGCGGCCGTCTTCGACGTGTACGAGCACTACGAGGTGACCGACAGCTACACGGGGTCGCTGCTGGGGCGATCATTCGCCACGCAGAAGACGCGGCAGGGCGGACAGCTGGTGGCCAACGAGTTCATGGCGCACATGCTGCCGAGCAACATCGACACCTTCGCGCCGGGCGCAGAGCCGGAGGTCGAGCTCGCCGATGACAGGCTGGCGGAAGCAGGCCAGGCGTACGAGCGCGACCCATACCTGCGCTACGCCTACACGGCACGCGACTGGCACTGCGACTCGATGGCCTGGCGGCGGGATGCGGGACGAAGCGGCGCGTGGTCGATCGAGAACCGGACCTTGCGACGCTTCGCCAACAACTTCGAGCGCGCGCTGCTGCACGAGACGGCCAACCGCGTGGAGTGCTCGCTCACGCTGTACCGCCGAGGCGGATCCGTGGCGCTGGACATCCCCGATCTGCTCGCCGGCTATCCACTGCGCGCGGCGCACACCTCGTTGACGCTGAGCACCAACATCGTGAACGTGGCGGCGCCGTACTTGCAGCATGACCTGCTGTATCTCGACAAGCGCTTCCCCGCGCTCGACGACTGCGATTCGATCGGCGTGTTCGGCATTGGCACCGGCTACTCTCTGGATGAGGGCGACTCGTTCTTCTTCGACACCGAGTGCCTGCCGCGCAGGTCCTGGATGATCAATGGCCCGTACCGCGACGGGTGGACGCCCAACCGGCCGCAGTTGCTCGTGGGGTACTGGGGCCGCGATGCCGCGGGCGGCGATCGAGATCCGCTGTTTCCGGTGCCTGGCTACTGGATCCCCAACCCGGAGCCGGACCCGCCGCCGGGCCAGGAGTACCTGCACGTGCCGCACATCTCGGAAGCCAGCGAGACGGACCACGATCTGTCCAGCGACGATGCCGCGGCGCCTGACTTCACCGAGAACCTGTTCCTAGGCAGCCCGCGCGGCGCCGAGTTCTACGAGCTCCAAGCGCGCAACTTCCTGGGCGACATCGGCCTCTCGTTCGACGTGCTCTACGTCGACAACCGCACCGGCGGCTTCATCACCCAGGTGCTGTGGAGCGGCAACGGCGGGCGCATCAGCGAGGCCTACATCGGCAACCGCACCGGCATCGTGCCGTTCCGGCCGATCTTCGACGCATGGCTCGCGCTCGGTGGCGGGGCTGCGGCAGAGGGCACGAAAATCGCCATCGACCGGCCGCCGACCAGCATCGGCGGGCCGGCACCTGGCGCCATCAACCCGCAATCGGTCTCCCTGCTATGAGCACCATTGTCCTGCACTGCGACAGCCTGGCCGTCACGGAGTACGCCGACGACTTCACCGGGCTGGCCGGCGACTACGAGGCCACGTCCGCCGGCGTGCACGAGGTGGGCGGCGAGGCCGACGGCGCGGCCGCGGCCAAGATCGCCTCCACCGTCACCTTCGGGCTCTCGCTTGCCGACGAGCAGGGCCGCCGGCAGCGGCCGCGGCAGGTGCTGGTGCACGGCACGGGCCTGACCGAGATGCAGGCGCGCGTCACCGACTCGCAGGACGAGTCTTACACCTACGACAACGCGCAGATCCACGGCCGCGCCGCGCGCTTCAAGCTCGGCAAGGGGCTGCGCGACAACTACCTGCAGGTCACGCTGCTCTCCACGGGCCCGGCGTTTGTCGTCGACCGCGTCGAGTTCGATCCCATCGTCGCTGCTCAACGGAGGTTGTGATGCCAGGCGCCGCAGCACAGGTCACCACGCACTTCAGCAACGCCCGCTCGTACGCGAGCTCGGCGATCACTTCCGCGAACGCCTTCATCACGGCGCTCAACTCGAGCATCGCGGGGCTCGAGATGCCCCCGATGGACTTCGATGTCACGTGGCCGGTGCCACCGTCCACCGAGGCCGTGACGATCACCGACGTGGGCGACGTGCCCACCGAGTTCCCATCGGACGACAGCGGGCTGCCGCCGGCCGACCCGGGCGGCGGGTTCATCACGCCAGACCGTCCGACCGGCCCGACGCTGCCCACCTACACGCTGGACACGCTGCCCGACCCGGACAAGCCGCTTCCGCCGGACGTGGCCACGATCACGATGCCGGACGAGCCCGAGGCCTGGACGCCGCCGGCCGACCCGACGCTGCTCAACATCGCCATCACGCCGTTCTCCGGCATCGACCCGCACAACGACTGGCTGGCGCGCCTGGACACGGCGCCCGCGGACCTCTCGCTGGCCGCGCCCACCCCGTTCAGCTACACCGCGCCGGCCCGCTACAGCTCGGACCTGCTGAGCGCGGTCACCACCGCCATTCGCTCGCGCATCGCCGGCGGTACCGGGCTGGACCCGGTCGTCGAGCAGGCGATCTGGGACCGCGCCCGCAGCCGCGAGGCGCAGATCGCCGAGAACAACATCGACGAGGCCACGCGCAACCACTCGGCGCGCGGCTTCTCGCTACCCAGCGGCGCCCTGGCCGCGCAGATCCGCGACGCGCAGCGCGCCGCGCTGGCCAAGGCCTCGGAGGTTTCGCGCGACATCGCCATCAAGCAGGCCGACCTCGAGCAGACCAACGTCCAGAAGGCGATCGACCAGGGCATCGCGCTGGAGGGCCAGCTCATCAGCTACGCCAGCCAGATCGAACAGCGCGCCTTCGAGGCGGCCCGCTTCCTGGCCGAGAACGCGGTGCAGGTCTACAACGCCCAGGTGGAGGGCTATCGGGTCCTGATCCAGAAGTACACCGCCTACGCCGACATCTACCGCACGCTGATGCAGTCCGAGACCGCGAAGGTCGAGGCCTACAAGGCGCAGATCGACGGCGAGCGCGCCAAGGCCGAGGTGAACAAGGCCCTGATCGACCAGGTGCGCGCGCGCATCGAGGTGCGGCAGGCGCAGATCGCGCTCTACAAGGAGCAGGTGCTGGCGGCCCAGGCGCTGATCGAGGCCGAGAAGATCAAGGTCGAGGCCTTCGGCGAGCGCGTGAAGGCGTACGTGGCCGAGACGAATGCGAACACGGCCAAGGTCGAAGCCTTCAAGGCCAAGGTGGACAGCAACCGCGCGCTGGTGGACATCTACGGCGTGGACGTGCAGGCCTACTCGGCGTACACCAACGCGCTCGGGCAGGCCGCGCGCGCCCGGGCCGACGTCTACAGCGCCACGGTCAGCGGCTACAAGGCCAAGGTCGACGCCTTCTCGGCCCGGGTGAACGCGGCCGCGGAGAAGGTGCGCGGGCTGGTGGCGGTGAAGGATCTCGGGCTGAAGAGCCAGCAGCTGCGCGTCGAGCACGCCGACAGCGGCAACCGGCTGCAGATCGAGTTCTACAAGGCCCTGCTCGGCCAGTACGAGGCGCAGAAGAGCCTGGGGTTGCAGCGCACCAAGATCATCAGCGACGACTACCTGGCGCTCAAGGCCATGGTGGCGGAAGCCTCGAAGGTCGGCGCGCAGGTCAACGCGCAGCTCGCGGCGTCGGCGCTCGGCACCGCGCAGGTCAACGCGCGCATCAGCGGCGACGACAGCACCAGCGTGCGGTTCGACTACTCCGGCGCTACGTCCGACAGCCAGTCGGCGCCGATCATCACGGTCGGCTGATCGGTTGCTAGGGTGGCCTCGGTCGGCGCCAATGCCGGCCATGGCCACCGCTGCACCCTACCGCGACCCGCGCACCGCGTACGGGCGCCGCATTCCTGTCGGGGAAGCCACCGAGCTCGCCGGCATTCCCCCGGAGATGCAGCCGCCGCGCGCGGCCGCGCCCGCAACGGCTCCGGCCGCCGGCGGCATCGCGGCTCCGCAGCGCGCCGGCACGCTGGCTCGAGGCGGGCTGCGCACGCTGGCCGGGCCTGTCGGCATCGCGGCGGCGGCAGCGCCCGAGGCGCTGGACGTGGGCCGCGTGGCGCGCAACCCCAACGCCACCGGCATCGACGTGGCGACGCAGGCCGCCGAAGGCGTCGGGCGGCTGGCGGCAGCCGGCGCCGGCGCGGCCGGCGGGGCGAAGCTGGGCGCCATGGCCGCTCCGTTCCTCGGCCCCGTGGCTCCGCTGGCGCCGGTGGTGGGTGGCATCGCTGGCGGCGCCTACGGCTACTTCGCCGCGGACCAGGCCATCAAGGGCGCGCGCCAGGCCGTGGGCGTCGACCCGCGATCGCCGGTCGACCAGATCCCGCCGGCCGCGGCGGCGCCAGCGCGACGCGACGCCGGAGCCGGTCGCGGCTCCGTGAACCCGCCCTCGATCGCCGACATGCCCGCGCCGCAGCCCGGGCCGAACACGATCATCCGGGACGGCAACAGCTACTCCGGCCCGAAGGACATCACCGAGGGCGCCGAGATCCGCCGGCCGAACATGGCGCTGCGCAACGGCGGGCAGCTGAGCGTCGTCGGCGGCGGCGACGAGGTGGCCGCGATCGACGCGCGCGTGCGCGACATCAACGCCTCGATGGCGCAGACCCAGCGCGGCCTGGACGCCTACGGGCCCGGCCCGCAGGGTGGCGGCGCGGGCGGCATCGGCGGGCGCACGCTGAGCAGCGCGAACCGCGAGGCCTTCGACGAGACGCCATCCGCCAGCGTGCTGCCGGCGCAGGGCCAGTCGGTGCGCCAGTTCCAGGACCTGCGCGCCGCCGAGCGCGAGGGCATCAGGAACCGCATGCTGACCGAGCGCGGCCAGGACATGACGCTGGCTGGCCAGCAGGCTGCCGCCGGCGCGCAGCGCGGCATCGCCGACCTCCAGGCCGGCACGCAGCGCGCGGTGGCCAAGATGGCGGCCGACTCGCGCACGACGGCCGCGGAGACCGCTGCCAACGCGCGCGCCGCGGCGGCCGAGCTGGCGGCGCGCCGGTTCATCCCGGTGGCCGGCGGGCAGCAGGTGCTCGAGATCGGCGGTCTGCCCACCACCGTGACGCAACCGTCGCGCGTGTTCGACTCCACCCGCGGCGTCTACGTCGACCCGCCGGCGCCGCAAAGCGGCAAGCCCGCTATGACGCAGGCGCCCAAGGCCGGCGAGGTGCGCAGCGGCTTCCGCTACATGGGCGGTGACCCGGCCTTGCCGGAGAGCTGGAAGAAGGTGGCCTGATGGCCGGGCCCTGGGAGGAGTTCGCCCCCAAGCCGTGGGAGAGCTACGGCAAGCCGGGCTCCATCGCCGACTTCCCGAACGCGCCGGGCTTCGTCTCCACGGTCAAGCGCACCGCGGGGCAGATGCTCACGACGGGCGCCACGTCGATCGAGGACATCACCGGGCCCAACGCGGTCACCGGCGCGGTGCGCAGCACCGGGCAGGGGATCATCGACCGCAACCCGGCCGGCATCCAGTCGTTGAGCGATGCCGCCGAAAGCCCGTGGCTGACCACGAAGGAGGCCTTGGGCCAGCTGGTGCCGCAAGTCGCCGCGGCGGCCATCGGCATGAAGGCCGGCGGCGCCATCGGCCGGAAGATTGGCGGCGCGCGTGGCGCCGGCATCGGAGGCGAGATCGGCTCGCTCGCGCCGATTGCATCTCAGGAGTACGGCGGCATCCGCGAGGACCAGAAGGAGGCCGGCCAAGAGGACAAGGGCCGCGCCCTGCTGGCGGCTGCCGGCGCCACGGCGCTCGAGCGCGTCGGCATGGGCAAGCTGCTCAAGGGCATCCGCGGCGAGCTACCGCCGATGGCCAAGATCCCCGCGGAGATCGCCAAGGGCTTCGCCAAGGAAGGCGCCACCGAGGCCGCGCAGACCGCGATCGAGCAGGTGGGCGCGTTCAAGGACCCGACCACCAGCGAGTCGATGCAGGAGCAGGCGCTGGCGGGCGTCATGGGCGGCATCGGCGGCGGCATCCTGGGCGGTGTGCACGCTGGAGCGCAGAAGGCGCTGGGCGGGACGAAGAAGCCTTCCGGCGAGACGGAACAGCCTGCCGGCGAGACGGAACAGGCTCCAGGCGCGACGCAACCCGGCCTGAGCGAAACGCTGGCGCAGGTGCCGCCGACGCCGGAGGCCATCCGCGCGCAGAAGCTGCCCGAGACTGGGCCGCTGACAGGCGCGGTGAACGCAGGCCTCGAGGCCGCCGCGCGCAGCGTCGAGCCGCCGCTGTCCGAGGACGAGACCGCCGCCGCGCTGTTTCACGTGGAGACCAAGCGCCAGGACGGCACGCCGCAAGGCGCGCGGTTCGCCGCCATGTTCGACGCCGGGCAGATCAGCCCGCGCGAGGCCTACGAGGCGTTCCGCCTGGAGCGCTCGCCGGCGTTCACGCTGCCGCAGCCGGGCGTGGACGCCGGCGAGCTGCCGCTGGAGGAAGCCGCCGCGCTGGCTGCCCAGGGCGACCTCGAGCAGCCGATCCCCGTGGGCCAGGCCACCGACCTGCCCGTCGACGTCGTCGAGCCGGCGCCGCCGATGCCCGACGATCCGCGCGCCGCCCGCACGCCGCGCGCCGACCCCGCGGCGATCGACCCGGCCGCGCCCAACGCGGTGGCGCAGTACATCGAGCGCCTGCGCGCGATCAACACGCCGGCCGCGCAGGCGTTCGTGCGCGACTTCGAGGCCGGGCGCATCTCGCCGCAGGTGGTGCTGGACGCGATGCTGCCGCGCCCGCAGGAGAGCGCAGACCAGCGGCTGCAGGCTGCCGCGGCTCACGCGCCTGCGCCGGCACCGGACGCCGGCATCGTGATCCCGGAACGGCCGCGCACGCTGCGCGACGCCCAGGCCAAGCGCGCCGCCGAGAAGGCGACGCAGCAACAACAGGAGACCGCCAGTGCGCCATCCCCAGCCCAGCAGCCAGCCGCACCCGGGCCGGCCATCGTCCAGCAGCCCGCGCCAGGTCCCCTCACTGCCGCCGCGCAGACCGCCGCAGCCCCTGCGCAACCTCCGCAGGTAGCCGGTGAGCCCGTTGGTGGCGCTGTCGGACCTGCCGGAGAACTGGCAGCGCCCGGTGCGCGAGGGAGCGCTGAGCCTCGAGGAGGCGTCGGAGCTGTGGGTGCTGCTGGAGTCGGCAGCAATGTCGCCGGACCCGTGGATCAGCCCGCCGGATCACCTGCAGCCAGCCGTGGACCGGCTGAGCCTGTGGGAGGAGGAGTGCGAGCCGACGGTGCACTGAAGGCCGGCGAGAAGTGGCACTACCGGGCACCCACCGGGCTGCGCGAGATCCCGGAGGGTCGCCTGAAGGACGCGCGCGAGGTCGACCTCGTGCCCGGCCTGCGCTTCCTGGTGCACCGCGACATGGGCGACGGCAAGACCTGGAGTGTCACGGAGCGCACCACCGGCAACACGCTGACCACGGGGCACACCACCAAGGCCCTCGCAGAGTTCGCCGCCAAGCAGCGCGTCGACCAGGTGGGCGCCGACAAGGTTCGCTCGGTCGTCCGCGAGAGCCTGCAGAAGCTCAGCGGGCTCAGCGAGGGCGAGGCCCTGGCCGGTACCGCGGAGCCGCGCAAGGGCAAGGTGCCCGGGCTGGACGAGGTGATCGCGGCGTACAAGCGCGCGACCGGCGGCGAGCTGAACGCGAACATGAACGCGACGGCGGTCCACTTCCACCGCGCGCTGGCCGACCAGAACGTCAAGACGATCCGCGATCTGTCGCACCCGGACAACCCGACGAGCCGACGCGTCATCGAGACCCTGGGCCTGGGCGGGCGCAAGCTGCCGCGCGGCGCCAAGGAGTCGGCCAAGATCGCCGAGGACTGGCTGCAATCGCTGCACCAGCAGCCCGCCGCACCCGCCCCGAATGCGGCGGCGCCGGTCAGTACCCAAGCCCCCGCCCCTGCGGCCGGGGCGACGGTTGCCGCCGCGCCTGCCACGCCGCGCCGCGGCGAGATCGGCATGCAGCTCGGCGCTGGAGAGATCGTTCTCACCAGCAGTGGGCGCAAGACGACGCCGTTCCCCAAGGTGTCGTTGGGCAGCAATGGCCAGGCCGCCAAGACCGTTGCGGCCGCGGACCGCTGGCTGCTGGACAACGCCGCCGCCGAAGCGCGCGCTCGAGGCGACGAATTCAACGCGCCGACCTTCGAGGCTGACGCCAAGCTCAAGAGCATCCCGCAGGCATCGAAGGACGCCGCCGAGGAGTACCTGTTCGGCACGCAGCCGGCGGTACCGCGCCCGTTCTTGAAACCGCTCGCCCCGGCCGCCGCCGCGCCAGCCACCCCCATCGACCCCGTCAAGCGCCGCGCAGTGCTCCAGGCCCTGCGCGACTGCTTGGCCGCCTGACCACCTGAAGGAGCCTCACCATGGCCGCGACTGTCCAACTGATCGAGAAGAACGGCGCCGGCGGCACCGGCACCGACAAGACCAGCGGGAACATCCGCTTCAAGAACGCCGACGACGCCACCGTCGACCTGAACAACCCGCTGGTCAAGCCGCCTTCGGGCAACGACTACAGCTTCGAGAAGTGGCTGCGAATGAACGTGACTGGCGGGTCTTACTCGCAGATCACGAACGTCAAGGTCTACTCCGACGGCTCCAACGGCATGGGCACGGGCGTGGAGGTGTACGCCAAGGCGGTCAGCAGCTACAGCACGCCGGCCGAGGCCAGTTCGATCACCGGCTACACGAACTTCTTCAGCTACACCAGCGGCTCGGCGCTGAGCCTCGGTGCCGGCCCATACACCAGCACCGGCGAGAAGGCCGACCACGCGGTGCTGATCTGCCGCATCGACAACACGGTCAGTGGCGGCCTGACGCCAAGCGAAACGCTCACGCTGGCCTGGGACGAGATCTGATGTCCGATCCCACGCCCTTCGAGATCGTCGAGCGCGACGGCGTCAAGCACGCCAGCAACGGCGCGATGACGCTGTCGCTGCTGGATGGCGATGGCCTGCTGTTCCGCCGCCGCGCCGTGAAGACGACGTCGACGCCGCCGCCGACCGAGGCGGTGCTGCCGCGGTTGAACGAACTGGCCGGCGAGCTGCTGGCCAACCCCGACATGCCGCCGGACGCGATCACGCGCCGGCTGCTGGACCTGGCCGAGACCCTGGGGCCGAAGCCTTCGCAGCGCATCGAGTGGGCCGTCGCGCGGCTGGACGGCGTGTCCGTCTACGTCGACGGCACCAACGTCATCATGACCCGACAGGACCTGAACCCATGACCCCCGAACAAGCCGCGGCCCTGTCCGCGATCGAGACCGCCGTCGGCGTGCTGCGCGCCTCGCTGGACGATGCGCCGCCGGCGCCGACCTACGCCATCACGGCCAGCGCCGAGCAGATCGACGAGGGCCAGGCGGTGGCGTTCACCGTCGCCACCACGCACGTGCCGGCCGGCACCGCGCTGCCCTACCGGCTTCAGGGCGCGATCAACGCTGCCGACCTGGACGGCGTGCCGCTGGTGGGCACCGTCACCATCGGCGCCGACGGCACGGCCATGCTCGTCGTGCCCACGCTGCCCGACCTGACCACCGAGGGCGACGAGGTCATCGAGATGGTGCTGGACCTGCCGGGCGTGCTGGCGCATGCCGCGGCGACGATCCGGGACACCAGCCAGACGCCGCCGCCTCCTCCCCCGCCCCCGCCGCCGCCCCCGCCGCCGCCCCCGCCCCCGCCGCCGCCCCCGCCCCC